TAAATACGATTGTGTGAAAGAACTAAATCCACTTGTAGGAGAGTCTCCTTCAGTAGGTAAAATGTTCGCAGTTAAGACTGCAATTCTATTACCTGCTATTGAGATGGATAGAAGAAACAACGAATTAACTGCAGATACATTCCACTATATGAACTTTCTTATGTCTTTAGTAATTACAAATAACATTCAACAAGTAAGTGATGCAAAAAAATATTGTAATAAAAGATAAAAAACCCCTTGAAATTTTAGAAAAAGTCCTTATAATAGTAGTATAGTGTTATAAATACTATTGCAATGCTCATTAGAGGTTGCATACAATAACTTGCTTAATAAAGGAGAAAACTATGACTATCTATGATGATGTCTTCGGGAAATCATTCCCATTCGCAATCGGGTTCGACAGAACTCTACAACTATTAGAACGTGCTGATACACATTCTAGTTCAAACTATCCACCTTACAACATTGTAAAAATTGATGAGGAAAATTTCCAAATTGAAATGGCAGTGGCTGGGTTCGATAAGAAAGAGGTTTCTATCTCTAAAGAGAAAGAGAAACTAATTATCGAGGGAGAACAGGATACGGAATCAAAAGAGTATGTCCATCAAGGACTTGCTTCTCGTTCATTCAAAAGGTCATTCACACTTGCAGACGATATAATCGTTAAGGGTGCAGATATGAAGAATGGTATTTTGGTTGTAAGTTTAGAGAGAATTGTGCCTGAGGAAGACAAACCTCAAGAAATCAAAATTTCTTAAAAACCCCCTTACAGATACACCTGTTATATAGTATAATGGGTGTATCTTTATATAAAGGAGATTATTATGATAAATGTAGGAGATACACTTCCGAGTGTTAACTTACCAGTGAGAGTTGAAGGGGAGTTTAAAACATTAAACACAACCGAACAATTCGCAGGGAAAAGAGTAGTGATATTTGCACTGCCTGGAGCATTCACACCAACATGTTCAACTTACCAATTACCTGGCTTTGATGAGAAATTTTCAGAGTTCAATGAGAAAGGTGTTGAACAGATTTACTGTTTATCAGTAAATGATACATTCGTAATGAATGCATGGTTTGAATCCCAAAATGTTCAGAATGTTTATCCGTTGCCTGATGGTAATGGTGAGTTTACTGAATTACTTGGTGCTTCAGTAGCAAAGGCAAATGTAGGATTTGGAATAAGGTCTTGGAGATATGCAATCGTTGTAAACGATAATGTTGTTGAAAAGGTCTTTACAGAAGAAGGACAATCTGATAATATAGATTCAGACCCTTATGAAGTATCAACGCCAGAAAATGTCCTTGCAAACATCTAAACTCTATTCAGTTCTTAAAGAACACTCAAATGAAGTAGGATTACCTATAATGGATAATCCTACTTTTGAGTCTATTACTAACGAATATGGCAAAGAACATTTTCGTGAAGTCTTATCAGAATACATTGCAACTGAAAGACCACCATTCCCATTTAAAGACATATCTCATGAGAAGATGAGAAAAACATTTCTATCACTTAGAGATTCAGACCCATACAAAACTATGACTGCAAAGAAAGACTTGCAGAAAGAAGTGTTAGAAAAGTATGATGATTACAAATACAATTTTGAAGAATACGGATTAGGTTTTATAGATGCACCTTCTGTATACAATGATGCATCTAATTACTTTCACCAAGACTTAAGACTTGCATGTGGAAGTTATGGTTTTAAATCACCAGTAGAAGTTTGGACTGAAGGAACTGCAAAACAAATATGGAGTTGTTTCGGGCCTATGTGGAGAGGAATCAATGGTGTAAAAAAAGTAGAGATAGAAGGTAAAGAAGAACTTAGAGGTGGACAACTTAATGAGAAAAGTTATATCTCTGCATTCAGACTAGGAACTTATATTGCAACTCAATTCAAACCTAATGTTGCAAGAACGATTTATTCAATGACTAATGCAAAAACTGTATTAGACACTTCATGTGGTTGGGGAGATAGACTATGTGGGTTTTACACATCTAATGCATCTCACTATGTAGGATGTGACCCAAACCCAAACACCTTTGAAAGATATAAGAAACAATGTATAGAATATGAAACAATTCTTACAGGTAATACTCCTAACTTAATTGAACAGGACGATTACTTCTCATGTATTGGTTCAAAGAAAGTAGAAATACATAGATGTGGTGCAGAAGATTTACCATATCAAACTTTACCACCAATAGATTGTGCCTTTACTTCACCACCATATTTTTCTACAGAAAGATACAATGAGGGTGGAGAACATTCGGAAGACCAATCATGGGCAAAGTTCAATGAGTACGAAGGTTGGAGAGATGATTTCTATCTACCAGTATCACAAAAGTCATTTGATGCACTTAGTGATACAGGTGTAGTATTAGTTAACATACTAGACCCTAAGATACATGGAACTAGATACAGGTCGGGAGATGAACTTTGTGATATGTTAAGAAATAATTTCTTAGGTCAACTTGGTATGAGAATCATGCAAAGACCACAAGGTAAGGCAGTATTCAAAGACGAAGACGGAAACTTTGACAAAGAGGCCATGGATGAATTTATGAACAAACTTTACATGGAAAATGTTTGGTGTTTTAGTAAAGACACTTCAACAGATTTATTCGAAAGTGTAAAGGTAAGTACACTTGAGAGTTTCTTTTGAAACAGTTAAATATCCATTTATCCACTCAACTTATAAATCCTATAAAAGAGTGGTGTGAAAACAATACAGACTTTGCACCAGTAGTGACTAAGTTTAATAAACAAGGACAATGGACTGCAATATCTCTCAAAGGGTATAGTAGTGACCCCAATCAAATAGGAAAGGGTGGTGTATTAGGGACAACAGGTGTAGACGAATTACAAACTACACCGTTATATGACCTACTAAATATAGGTAAGATATTAGAACATATTCCTGCAGAGACTGAAAGGGTCAGACTCATGAAGTTAAGAGCAGGGACTAAGATATCTAAACACACTGATAAAGTGGATAAGGATATTAAAAGTGGTAAGGTGGTAAGACTACACATACCCATAATTACAAATGAAGATATAACTATGAAGACATGGTTGACTGAAGGATTGGTCGACTTTAAGATGTCAGAAGGTGAATGTTGGTGGTTAGATGTTTCAAGACCACATGCAGTAGAAAACAACTCTGATATAGATAGAGTACACTTAGTTATTGATGTATATAATAATGAGAACATAGATGTATAAAGTACAAGAATCAGATTTCGATACCATTTGGGATATATTTCAAGGTGCAAAAGAGTGGTTCCCTCATGTAAGAAAATCTCATTGTAGAGTTAGAATATCTAGAAGTCAAATGATTCTAGAAGACGGTGTTATTATCACATATCATAAAAATAAATCCAATAGAAAAATAGGATTTGACACTGATGTAAAAGTAGAAGGTGGCTGTCATATTTTACACCAAATAGTAAATTCTAAAATGGGTAATGGTAGTGCAGAGGAAGTTATAAAAAGATTTTTTGACTATGTAGATACTAATGTGTATCTTACAGTTCGTGCAGATAACATTCCTGCAAATAAGTTTTATAAAAGAATTGGAATGGAAGACGTTGGATATATAAACTGGTCTAACGGTGAAATGAAAGGAAAGGTTTGGAAACATGCTGTTCGGTAGTTTATATAGAGTTGTAGAGAACCCCAATGAAGATGATGCAGGGATTGAAATCTTAGAGGGTGAATATAAAGGATTGGTATACCAATACGGAAAGGTTCAGTTTGTTGAGGGTAAGAATCATTTAAACTTTCAGAGAACAATAAGACGGGTTCCTAAAAAAGGTGGGACTGTAGAAGAACTAAATAATAACGAAGAATTAGAACAGATTATGGGTGACATATTAGTTGAACTCATAGACGAACAAAGGAAAAAAGAGAATGAACAAAGAGATACTAAAGGAACAGATAAAGAGACATGAAGGAGAAGTCCTTGAAGTTTATGCAGATTCACTTGGATATTTAACACTAGGTGTTGGACATCTTATTAAAGAAGGTGATGCAGAACATGGACAACCTGTAGGAACACCAGTCAGTCAAGAAGTAGTAGATGCATACTATGAGTCAGACTTTGACAAACACGTTGAAGAATGTATCCATGTATTTGAATCAAAAGGTGGAGAGAATTTCTATGACCTTCCCGAAGACATTCAACACGTTCTAGTCAACATGACATTCAACTTAGGTGGAAGTCGTTTTGGTAAGTTCAATAACATGTGGAAAGGTGTTGTATCATGTGACTGGGAAAAGGTTGCAGTAGAAATGGAAGATTCAAGATGGTTTAAACAGGTTGGTAGACGTTCAGTAGAACTACAGGAACTTGTTAGAAATGTTAAATAAAGATATCCGTGCAGTAAAACTAATCGGTGGAGAAATCGTAATAGGTTTCTGTACTGAAAAAAAGTTAGGTGGTAAACTTCTCATAGAAGAAGCACAAGAGTGTTTAGTTCAAATAATTGATGGTAAGATGGAAGTAGAACTTGCACCATGGCTACCATTTGCAATGGAATATAACTTTGAAATAAGTAAGAGTTCAATCATAACGGTTTTTAAAGTAAGACCTAACTTAGAAATTAACTATAAGAAAAATACAGGTAATAAGTAATGGGAAGAGAAACACTATTAAAAGCACTAATGAGTCAATACCAAGGTGAAATGGATGTCGCAATGGCAAACATTCATGTCTATCAAAATAATCCTGCAGGTATTGGTGAACACCCCGATTTAGCAGAAGCATTAG